ATTTGATTGTTAAAAGCAGAATTTGTTGAGATGACAAAAGAAGAAACAAAGAACTTATGGTTTATTTCGACCTTATACAAGTGGCGATCTATCAAATTGGTGGAATCATTTTTGGAGGAAGATATGCCAAAAGCTCATCAAGTAAGATCCCGAATACATAATAAATATTTAAAAATAACGTGTTCGGATGATCAGTACATTAAAGTACCTTATTTGAGAAGTGAGCGAATACAATATCTTTCATCCACGGATAACAATCATTTAAATTCAAAATATTCAGTATATTATAGTAAACCTAAAGAGTTATATATAAAATTAGATGATAATTTATCTGATATGATCGATGGCGGATTAATAAGACGCTATTATATTCATGTAATAACTGAATCAAATGATAAAGTAGAGAAGTATGGGATATCAACAATTTTGGAGTACAAGAATAATGGAGATATTGGTAATCCTAACTTTGCAATTGAACCAAGTGCAACTGTTCATAAGATAGGTGATACAAATATTTTATATAATACAATTGATTTAACATTTTTTGCATTAGTATTGTATCAAGGGATAGTTTGGATATTAAATAAAAAGATTGACTTATCAACAATGGGTTATCTCGAAATCGCTATTGTAATATCTTATTTTGCACAACTATATTTCCGCGTGAAATATATCGGACATACATTTGTAAATATGCTAGGGTATTATCTCAAGTATTTATATTACAAGTTATTTACAAAAAAAGTTGTTCAGTTTAATAAGTCTCATTTTACAGAGAAAAAGTTTATAACCGAAATAATAGATAATTCTAGAGGAAAATAAATGCCAATATTTAAAAGAAAAAGTAAAACTGGATCAATCGATGCCTTACAAATCATCAATAATACTAACACATTTTATACACCATTTGGATCTAACATTTCAAAAAGTGATGTGGTTAAGATTTGTATCGATCGAGTAGCCAGTCAATGTGCAAAACTGAAACCAAGATATATCAAAACAGAAAACGATAAGACAGTATCCGAGAAAAGCGGAAAACTGTCTTTTCTTTTGAAACATAAGCCAAACGAAATCATGACACCTTATGATTTTATCTATAAGGTTATATCAACCTTATTATTAAATGATAATGCTTTTATTTATCCACGTTTTGATAAATATAATGGACATCTTATTGGCCTTTATCCACTTAAACCAATAACAGTTGAAATGGTCATCGATCAACAAGATCATTATTATATAAAGTTCTTATTTGAAAATGGTGATTCATATACATTACCGTATGAGAATATCATCCACTTAAGAAAACATTATGGCCAAAACGATATCTTTGGTGGCAATGGATCAAGTGGTGATCATGAAGCGATTCTTAAAACCATATCTATTAATGATAGTTTGCTTCAGGGTATAGATAATGCGATTAAATCATCTATGCAGATTAAAGGGATCGTTAAGATGAATGGGATGTTATCAGAAGTCGATAAGAAAAAACAAAGAGAACTCTTTGATAGTGCACTCTCTGACTCTGTGAATAATAAAGGTAGTTCGATTATACCGATTGATTTAAAGAGTGAATATATCCCTTTAGATGTAGACCCAAAACTCATAGACAAGGATACACTAGAATTCTTGCAGTCAAAGATATTAGATTACTTTGGAGTATCAGTACCAATCTTTACGAATAAGTACACAGAAGATGAATACAACTCGTTTTACGAGTCAACCATTGAGCCTTTAGCTATTCAACTTAGCGAGGCTTTTTCTATAGGTTTACTAACTAATAACCAATTAGAACGCGGTGAAGAGATTGTCTTCTTTAGTGAGAGATTACAATATGCTTCCTGGAACACAAAAGTCACAGCTATAGAAAAACTCATGAGTTTAGGGATTATGTCACTTAACGAATCAAGAGCACTGCTCGGATTAGAACCTATCGAAGGTGGACACAAACGACTTCAATCATTAAACTTTGTTGATGCAGATAAAGCAAACTTATATCAAGTTGGAAAGAAAGAGGAAGAAGATCATGAAAGTAACGATTAACGGCAAAATCTCAAATGAAGCATTAAAAAGTATCTTAGAAACTCAAAAAGAAAAAACAAAAACGATTACTGATTTTTGTAAGAAAGAAAAATTAGAAACATTCGCGTACAAAGATGCAGAACTTGAGTTTGATTATGAACAAGAGACAAAACCAAAACAAGTAAAGAAAGTTGAGGTTAGAACACATGATTAAAGAAACGAGACTTGCAGATGTAACGCTTCATGAAAATGAAGGAAAGATGATTTTAGAAGGCTATGCTTTAGTCTTTAACAATGAAACTTTAATTGGTGATGAAACTTATGGATTTTTAGAAGAAATATCACCTACTGCTTTACAAGAAACTAAAATGAAGGATGTTCCTATGAAATACAATCATATGGACTCCTTTTTAATTATTGCAAGAACAAAGAATAAATCACTTGAATTATCCGTGGATCATATTGGTTTAAAAGTACGTGCAGAACTCTTGGATACTAGTCATAACCAGGATATCTATAAAATGGTTAGAAGTGGTCTTTTGGATAAAATGAGTTTTGCTTTTACCGTTGATGAACAAGTATGGAACCGTGAAGGTGATATTCCTAAAAGAACCATTACAAAGATAGAACGTTTGTATGATGTGTCGGTTGTGGATACTCCTGCATATGATGCAACTAGTATATATGCTCGTTCTTTAGAGTCCATGGAGTTGGAACTGAAGACTATGGAGTTAGCAGAGCAAAAAGAAAAATCAGATTTAATGAAAAAACGCATCAAAATTAAAACTCAAATCTAAGGAGAGATTAAATCATGAATTTAGAATTAAGAAGAAAAGAAATTGAATCACGCTTAAAAGAAATCAGAAGCTTAGTAGACACAGAGTCCGATCTAGAAAAACTAGAAGCATTAGAAACTGAAACAACAAGCCTTCAAGAGGAAAGAACATCGATTGATAAAAAGATGTTGATTGCATCAAAAACAGAATTCAAACCAATTCAAGTTGATAACCGTCAAATGGTGGATAAAGAAAAGCTAGAAACACGTGGACAAAGCTTAAAAGAAAGCAGAGTCATTCAAGTATCAAGTTCAGAGATTTTACTCCCTGATCACACATCAACTAACCTTGCACCAGTTCCATTTGCTCAAGTGTCAAGTTTAGTTGATCGTGTGAATGTAATTAATCTTAATGGTGGTGAAACCTATAAGAAATCATTTGTGAAAGCAAACGGTATCGCTGGAACCACAGCAGAAGGGGCAGCTTATTCTGAAACAGAACCAGCATTTGGTTACTTAACCATTTCAAAAGTAAAGATTACTGCTTATACAGAAATTACTGAAGAGTTAGAAAAACTACCTTCAATTCCTTATCAAGCAGAAGTCTTACGTAACATCAATATTTCACTGAAAAAGAAAATCAGTGAACAAATCTTACGTGGTGCAGGGACAACCAATACTTTCACAGGAATATTCAGTGAAGCAGCTGTAGCACTTGCAGATAAAGCAGCACTTGAAATTGAAGCCATTACGGATTCAACACTTGATGACATTGTATTCGCTTATGGTGGCGATGAAGAAATCGAAGGTGGCGCAGTTCTTATCTTGAATAAGAATGACTTAAGAGCTTTTGCAGGACTTAAGACCCAAGAAGGTCGTAAAGTTCACTCAATCGATTATGTCAATAAGACGATTGATGGAATCCCATATATCATTAATTCGCACTGTAAGGCTATCTCTGATAGTAATACTGCAGTAGGTGAATATGGTATAGCTTATGGTGCACTTAAAAACTATGAAGTACCAGTTTTCTCACCAGTAGAAATTGGTAAGTCAACAGATTACAAATTTAAAGACGGTATCATCAGTTATAAGGCATCAGTTTTTACTGGTGGTAACGTCGTTGGATATAACGGCTTCTTGCGTATTAAGAAGAAAGCTGTACCTGCAGGATAATCTCGTTAAGAAAGGATTGATTTCATGGCCATATTAGATATTGTAAAAAAGGCACTACTTATCCCCCAAGTAGAGACTTATGCTGATGATGAGTTAAATACACACATCAATAGCTGTAAGCATTACTTAGTGAGCTGTGGGATTGATCCTTCTTATATAAATGATGAATCAAATCCAATGGTTAGTACAGTCATTATTATCTATGTGAAGACATTTTACGGCTTCAAAAACGATGGAAGCGCAAAAGAACTACCGAAGTCATTTGATATGCTGGTAGGTCAACTCGCATTAACAAAAGGAAGCGCGACAAATGTATCCTAATTCCCCCAATATAAGAATGCACTTACTAACCTTGGAGATGGTTCCAAACACCATGGGTGTGATGAGCTATCAGTTTGTCTCGAAAAAAGAAGTGATTGGTATTAACTTTTCGATTACTTCTAGAGAATATTATGAAAGTAAACGTTCAGATATCAGAATCGATATCGCAGTTAAGGTTCAAAGTTTCATTTATGACCATTCAAAGTATGTAGATATTGGAAGTGTCATTTATAAAGTGGAAAGAACTTATGCAGCTGGTCAGTTCATTGAACTTTATTTAAAAAGAACAAGTATTAAGTTAGGTGATATCATTGGCTACAGTTGATAAACTAGGTGAACTATTAAGTGATATGGTCGAAGATTATGTTGAAAAGATTATCCCAAAGCTAGATGAAGAGCTAAACAGTACAGCGGATGAGATCATTACTTATATCAAAAGTAACGCGCCACGAAGTGGAAACAGACATGCTTTTGCAGATACATTTACAAAAGTAGAATCTGGGTCCGGCATGAACAAAACAGTTTCAATTTATTCTGAAGGTAAAGGTGGACTTACCCATTTGCTTGAGTTTGGCTATACACACAGAAGTGGAAAGTATATCGGACCTAAACCTTTCTTAAGACCTGCCTATGACATCTTTACACCAAAGATGCTAGAAGCAATTAAAGACATCATAACAAAAGGTGATTAATTATGCGTGAACTATTCGAACCGCTTTATCAGGTATTAAATCATGTGTTACCAGGTCAGGTGAGTTATGGTAAGAAGGAAAATCTAGATCAAAGTGATACGTATATCATTTATCAAGAGATTTCAAATAGAGGCAGTATCTATGCAGATGATAAAGTTCAAATGCGCATATTAACCATGCAAATCAATATGATTACAAAAGAAAAGAACCTCGAGTTAGAAGAAAAACTTGAGGTGTCTTTATCTTTAGCTGGATATGAGTTTAATATGTTAACAGAATATCAAAATGAAGACGGTTCTATTAACCGTGTCTATGAAATAAAAATGGAGGTTTTATAACAATGAGTAATAAAGTAACATTTGGTTTAACCAACGTACATTATGCACTTGCAACACAAGCTTCTGATGGCAGTTGGACATTTGCAACACCTAAGCGATTAGAAGGTGCACAAGAAATAACCACTGAGGCTATCGGTGGTAGTTCACAAGTCTATGCAGATGATAAAGTCATCGCAACCCTAGTTTCCAATTCAGGATCTAATGTCACACTTAAGTTTACTGAAATTGATGAAGCATTTAAAAAAGATATCTTTGGCTTCCTAGAAGATACGAATGGTAACCTAGTAGAAATCTTAAATGCAGAAACAAAGACATTCGCATTAGGGTATGAAATTCAAGGTGATGTTAAAGCTAGACGTATTTGGTATTACTTATGTACTGCAACACCATCAGGTGATTCCAGCAAATCAAAAGGTGATTCCATTGAAGCCAATTCAATTGAATTAAGTATCACAGCTAGACCAATCGAATCAGGCAACAATCTGATTTTAAGAGTTATTGCAGGTGTAGGAGATACGAATTACAGTTCGTTCTTAACAACAGCACCAGCTTTACCAACATTCATATAGGGAGTAGACCATGGAAAAAACACTTAAACTTGGCGATCATGATTACCGCCTACACTCATCACTTTTTACGATTATTGATTATCGCAATGTGTTCTCAACAGAACTATTTAGCGATATTAAAAGATTAGAAAAGTCAAGCACAAAAAAAGAAGAAGATCTATCAACAGTCATAGATACTATTTTCAAAATTATCTATGTGCTTCATCGACCATTTAGTAAACAATCTTATAATGACTTTTTAATGTCACTAGACTTTTCACTATTAAGCAATCAAGATGAGCTTGAAAATCTGACGAATACGATAGGTGAAATGCTCGGGACATTTCAGAAAAGCACACCCCCAGCAACCAAATCAAAATAATCATGAAGTCGAAAACATCACAGCAAACATTATATTTAATCTAGCTCATCTTGGACTATCTATTGAAGATACGAAATCCTTTGATTTAGAAACCTACTTTGAAATTGTAGGTTTAGAGATGAAAGTTATTAATGGGAAGTCACAGACTAGACGAGCAAATCAGCATGATATAGATAACTATCTACTTTAGGAGGTGATTATTAATGGCAGAAACAGTCAAAGGGCTTAATATCAAGCTTAGTCTCGATGGAAGAGACCTAGAAAATGAACTGAATGATATCAAGAAGGATCTTAAAGAACAAAACAAAGATCTAAAAGCAATTAATAACAATTTAAAATACGATAGTTCAAATCTAGATTTATGGAAGTCAAAACAAGATAAACTCAATGATATCTTAGCAACAACAAAGAAACGACTAGATACTCAAAACCTAGAGCTTGAAAAGGCAAAAAAAGCTGTTCAAATTGGTGATATGAGTCAAGATGAGTTCAATAAGCTAAAGCGTAACGTTCAATATAACGAAGCTGAACTATCTAAACTAAACAATGAGCTTGGAAAGACTAACGACAAACTTAGAGAGCTAAGTAACACTAAGTTTGATAAGATTGGTAAACTAGGTTCAACTCTGACAAAATCCGTAACGGTTCCTATCTTAGGAGCCGTTTCTGCTTTAACAGCATTTTCTGTAAAAACTGCATTAGCTGCAGATGAGATTGGTGATTCAGCTGAAAAGTTAGGGTTATCCGCAGAGCAACTTCAAGAATGGAATCATTCTGCAGCACTTATGGGTGCATCCACTGATACGATGAGACGTGCTTTCATGAAAGTCAACGGAGTCATTGGTGATATAGCAACAGGTAATGGTGATAAGTTTTCAGATAGCCTAGCCCAAATTGGATTATCATTAGATGATCTAAGTGGCAAGAATACACATGAAACCTTTGAAATACTTAGAAATGCTTTAAGTGAAGTTGAAGACGAATCTGTTAGAGTTGGTATTGCTAATGATTTATTAGGCGAGAAGATCGCATCAGAGTTAATGCCATTTCTTTCAAGTGAAGAAAAAGCAGTCAATGATTTGAAGGCAGAACTTCGTGAAATGGGTTTAGTAACAAACGAACAAGCTGCTCAAGCTGGAGAATTTGCTGACGCAATTGATGAAACAAAACAGGCATTGTTTAGCTTATCAGTTAATATTTCAAGTATCGTTTTACCAGTTTTACAAACACTTTTAGTAAAAATTAGAGATGAGTTTGTACCTGTACTTAAAGACTGGATTGCTAAATGGAATGGTCTTGATTCAGATACGAAAAAAATGGTTGCTACACTGATTGGTTTAGTTGCTGCTATTGGTCCAGTGCTTGCGATTATCGGTAAGGTTGGACCACTCTTAAATATTGTGGCCATGACTCTTAAAGGTGTCGGTTCTGCGGGTCTTTTCGCAGGTGCTGGTATAAACTTTGCTACGCTTGGCATAGGCGCGCTAATCGCCATT